TGTTGCCCGTTGCTTATTTTTTTTTGGGAGGGCCCACCCAAAAAAAAATAAAATCCCACTTTAGAATTATTCTAAAGTGGGATTTTCATCAAGGACAGATGAAACTATAAAGGTGGTTGTTCTTGTGTTTGGTATTCATCTCTAGTGATCGTAATTTTTTGACCACTTAAAGTATTATACCAACAATAAATAGTGTCGTGAGATTGATTTGCACTATTCCAATTCCAATCGTATGTTTTTCGCCACGCATTTTCTTCTGTTAGTATCATTGGCTCAACAATCCTACCAGAAACATTATCTATGGCTCTATTCATAAAAGTATCTGCCCAATCATTATAACAATTTAATGAGCAAAAATTTCCACCACCATAGTAGAAACTACTTCTTCTTCTAGTTTGATTTGTACGATTGTCCTTATTTCCTCGTTTCCTGTCCTTTGTGTCGTAAGTATGACACTTATGAGATTGACAATATTTTAATGTCATTTCTGTCCTTTC